GCGAGGCCCCTGTTCTATGCCCTGACTAACGGGCAGACGATTCGGCGGATCTCTGGTGGAGCGAAGATCGTCGTTCCAATCATCTACGGTACGAACAGCACTGCTGGTTCGTACGCCACCACGGACACCATTTCCACGACGGCTCAGACAGGCATTTCGGCTGCTGAGTACGACTGGAAACAGTATGCCGCAACGGTGACCATCAATGGCATGGAAGAAGCCAAGAACAACGGCGAAGCCCAGATCATTGACCTGCTGGAAGGTAAAATCTTCCAGGCGCAGGAAACAATCATCGAGAACATGAACACCATGTTCTGGGCTGACGGCACTGGCAACAGCAGCAAGGACTGGATTGGTCTGGACCTGATTGTTACAAAGCCCAACACTTCCCTTGGTGGGATTGACCCGACTGGTGCGGGCAACTCCTTCTGGGCGTCAACTGAGACAAACCAGGGCGGTGCGCTCACTTCTGCTGGAATGGCAACACTGTACAATGACGTTTCGGTCGGCAACGATCAGCCGAACATCATCATCACGACGCAATCCTTGTACGAGGCTTACGAGGCCACGCTGACAGACCAGATTCGGTACACCGATACCGATGTGGCTGACGCTGGCTTTCAGAACCTCATGTTCAAGGGCGCACCCGTCACATTTGACGGGGCTTGCACCAGTGGCGAAATGATGTTCCTGAACACCAAGTACCTGCAACTGGTTGGTCACAGCGATGTCTGGTTCAAGCCGACACCGTTCGTGCGTCCCACCAATCAGGACGCTGTGTACTCACAGATCCTGTCATACGGAAACCTGACCTGCTCCAACAGGGCACGACAAGGTTATCTGTTCGGGGCTACCTGATCCACATAATCGGCGGGGGCGGCGTGTTCTCCCTTCCCCCATCGGCCAACCGCCGTCCCCGCCCCTCATGTTCTCTAGGAGGCTGTTATGGCACGTGATTTCGCCATTAGTTATGGATCGAAGGGTCGCCCTGCGGGGCAACCCTCGGGCAATGTGCGTGAGGTTCGTTCTGAACGTCACTCTGTTGGCCGTGACCGCAACCTGGCCCGAATCAACCCGACTCCAACCCATGCCGCCAAGGCACCTGGGATGACATGTCGAGAGTTGACGGTAGCGGGCGTGCCGTGTAAGGCACGCCCTGTTGAGGGAACCGACATCTGCATGTTTCATGCCCGATTGGTGACGTAGTGGACATTTCTACGATGCGTTCGTATGTACGCAGCGTTGTTGACATAGATTCGGCTGACATTTCAGACGACACGTTGAACAGGTTCCTGGGGGAGGGCTACGACGTAATCGTTTATTCTGAGAAACGTTGGCCTTTTTATGAGGTGGCGACAACTTTTAGCACATCGTCATCCACAAAGGATTACTCGCTGGCAACCGTTGGCGCATCGGTCACAACGGGTTTGCGTGAAATAGCGGCACTTAGAACCGATGACCACGTTTTGGGTTTCATTGGCCGTGACGATGCCGACGGGTCGTACCCGTTGGATGTCAACACGACGGGTCAGCCGTGGTACTGGTCTTTCTGGGCGGACTCTGTACGCCTCCACCCGATTCCTGATGCGACATACACGGTGAACGTACGCGGCTACAAGAAACCGACGGCTTTCGGGGCGGGTTCTTCGGATGCGACAGAGCCATCTGATCTTCCTGAACCGTTCCACATGCAGATCGCCACCTATGGGGTGGCGAGGGCCTACGAGCAGCAGGAAGATCCCCAAATAGCGGGACAGTATTTCGCTATTTTCAACCAGGAACTCGACAACTTGCGGGCACGCTACGACGACATGCCTGCACCGCAGCCGATTGTGTTGAACTCGCGGGGCGGCTTCCACGGGGCACGCACTGTTCTCGCTGACCGCCTGCGATATTCATGGGAGTAGCGATAGCGCCCCCTTTGGGCGGCACGCAGCAACGTACTTTCAAGATGGAAGTATTGGAATCGTTCAGCGGTGGACTGAACTTTCGTTCCGACCAGTTCAACCTCGCGGAAAACGAGTCACCTGACCTGTTGAACGTGGTCGTCGACCCCAGGGGCGGCATCCGTCAACGCGACGGCGTTGACCGTAGAAACACGACGGCGTTGAGCGACGACATCAAAGGCATCTGGGGGTTCCATACCGATTCGGGCACGAACCAGGTCATGGTCAACTACGGGACAAAGGTGGGGTACAGCGCCTCTTCAAACTTCACCGAGTTGACAAACATCACGGCCCGCACCGACGGCACCCGCGTGTACGGGATAACAATGAACAACGTCGCTTACGGTGTTTCTTACGACAAGGTGTCGTTCAAGTGGGATGGCAGCACTGATGCCGATTTGGGGACGACACTGGACGGGTCGGCTGGCAACATGCCGCAAGCCAAATACGTTGCCTTCTGGAACAACTTTGCCTGGGTGGCCCACACGTACGAGTCAGCCACGGCCTACAAGTCGCGGGTGCGTTGGTCGAACTCTAATGATCCTGAGAAGTGGACCGCTAACGACTACGTGGACATCGACATAGGTGAACATGGCGACGCCATAACCGCCCTTGTTCCTCACGGTGACCGCCTGTTGGTGTTCAAAGAAAACAGCGTCCACGCCGTTTACGGGTGGGATTCCGATTCGTTCCAGGTGGTGACGTTGACCAACGATGTTGGTTCGGTTGCTTTGTCGTCGCCCGTGTCTACCCCTCACGGCGTGTACTTCTGGTATGGCACCGAAGGTGTATACCTGTTTGACGGCGAACGGTTCATTTGGTTGTTCGCCAAGTTGGTTCCCGCTATTGACGACGTACGGATCTCGTTTAGTTCAAACCCGCAGTTGGCTTGGGGCAACAACAAACTGTTCGTGTCGATTGATTGGACTGAGAGTGGGTCTACGGCTCGCCGTACTTTGATTTACGATCCGACGTTGGGCGATTACGGGGCGTGGGTGTCAACCGACATCGACGCTGGCCCGTTGCACACTTACCGTCCCCCTGGGTCCGCATCCACCGTGTACGCAGGGTGTGTCGCCAACACGGGTATCCTTGTTGACGTTGAAGATGACCAGAACCGCGTCACCGACAGGTACGTCGGTTCCACAGAGGTTCACATTTCGTCGTATTTCACTACGAGGTGGGTTGCGGGACGCAACCCGATTGTGAAGAAGCGTTGGGGGAAGCCACGCATGGTTGTGCTGGCTGATGCGTCGATGACATTGCGGATAACGGTTTACAAGGACTACGACAAGGCTGAGGAAGCCGCATCGTTTGATGTTTCTATAACGGGCCGAACTTCGGCATCGGTGTGGGATACAGCCAAGTGGGATGACGCCGATTCATCGTCTGCGTACTATGCCACTTGGGACGCTGTGGCTAAAGACTTGGTGGCAGATGTGAAAAACTTGCCGACCCTTGGGACAGCAAGGGCAGTGAGTATGAAGGTTTCAGGCCCAACGGGCACAAACAATGTATGGGAAGTGAATGCTCTTGCCTTCACATACGTACCAAGGAGATTGCGATAAATGGGCACCCTGGCGGTAACTAACTCTTTTTCGGCTGGCACCACGATTGTGGCTGCCGACATGAACACCAACTTCGACGACATCGAATCGTTCGTCAACACCACCCCAGGGGTGGTGCAGATCGACATTGTGAACGCCAAGGGCGACATCGTCGCGGCCACCGCCGCTGATGCGGTATCCCGTTTGGCGGTGGGTACGGACACGCACGCGTTGGTTGCTGATTCGGGCGAGGCGACGGGTCTGAAGTGGGCTGTTCCTACCGATAGCACCAAGATGCCTCTTGCGGGAGGAACATTTACTGGGGCAGTCGCTGCTGGAACTGACGGATCTGGCGTGGATGTGACGTTCCATTCCGCTACCGCTGGCGACAACATGCTCTGGGACGCCAGCGACGAGAAACTGGTCATCACGGGAACCGACGGGGCGAACGCCTTGGAGGTGGCCGACGGTAACGTCAGCATCACTGACGATCTGACAGTCAGCGGCAACTGCACGATCCAGACACTCGACATGGACACCATCGTCGAGGGCGATGTGATCTACGGCTCAGGGGCCGACACCCTCGCCCGACTCGCGAAGGGTTCCGACGACGAGGTGCTCACCCTCGCCTCGGGAGTTCCATCATGGGCGGCTGCCTCGTCTGGCACTTCATGGTCGGGTTCGACTGCCAACGGGATCGCCACCTACGGCGACGCTTCTACCATTGTCGCCGAGTCCACCGCCACCTATGACGGCACAACGCTGGCCCTCACCACCGCTGGCGGTGGCCTGAAACTGGACGGCCTCGACTCGTCGGACGCCAACACGCTGGATGACTACGAGGAAGGAGTTTTCACCGTCACCACGACGGTCGCCTCGGGGACTCTGACCGTCAACACATCGGTAGACACGCTCAAATATCAGAAGATCGGCAACCGCGTCTTTATGAGCGGCGGGATCGAGTTCTCGACCGCTACCGCTCCTTCGGGAGCGTGGAGCATCAGCGGCCTCCCGTTCACGAGCACGAACACCGGCTCGAGCACGCGGGAAAAAACCGCGATGGGTGTGGCGACGGTCATCAACACCGTCAGCGACGTAAGCCCTGGTTCCCTTTCAGGGTACATAGGGGCGAACTCAACATCCATAAGTATGTATCTGGCGGGGATAAGTGCTGGCGCGAGCATGAACGCGAACTACTTAGACACTGGGTCGATGGTGTTCGTTACCGGCTCCTACGCGACCGATTCCTAGAGCCTAAGGAGGCTTGATAATGGCACTAACCAAGACCATCGTCGTGGACAAGATTGAAGTCCTAGAAATGGGACAGATCCAAGTCCGAACGGCGACCGTCGTGGCTGAGGACGGCACCGAACTGTCCCGCAACTTCCACCGCCACGTTCTCGAACCAGGCGACGACACCACGGGCCAGGATGACCGCGTGGCCGCTGTCGCCGCCGCTGCATGGACGCCCGACGTAGTCGCCACATGGGATGCGATCCGCGCCGAACGACAGGCCGAGATGGACGCATCTCTGGTCGAGTGACCGCCCCGTCCAGCGCATGTCCCGAGGCGACGACCTCATGGGTGGAGGTCACCGAATGACTTTTTACAACCCACACCTTGTTATATGGATGAAGGTTACTGAATGACCGAAACTGTGTTAGAAACCCCCGCCCCCGCCTGCACTATACAAATGGGTGGTACAGCGTGCCCTTTTTGTGCAGCGCCCATGCAACGCGCAGGCTCATGTCTGGTGTGCCCGATGTGCGGTGAAACGAGTGGTTGCTCCTGATGGAATGGATCGGCTTCGCAGGACTGGTAGCCGCCGCTCTCATAAGCGGCGTCTTCGCGGTGGCCGCTTCCAAGTATCGCCGTGAGAACACGGCGCAGCACGCAGCGAACCAGGTTCGCCTCGACGCCATCGGCACTGA